TGAACTTGTAAAATATGGTCAGATGGAATACTTGTAGTACCAATACCTACATTAGTACCATTATCATAAACTAAGCTATTACCTATTGTACTTGTACCTGTAAACTTAGGTAGGTAGTTGGTAGTACCTGTTCCTGTTACAGGATTAGTTAATGCACTTTGCTTATTGTTAAATGTTGTCCAATCAGTACTTGAAATCAATCCATTTTGCGAAGTCGTTGCAGTTGCAATAGCTATCGTAATAGTTCCACTTGTTGTTACAGGAGTTGAACCAATGGTTACTCCACTTGTTGCAGAAGATAATCCTATACTTGTAACTGTTCCAACACTCCAAGTTCTATCAGCACTTAAATCATAAGCAGTACCATTGATAGTTAATTGTCTTGAAGTAGGTACATAAGAACTTAAATTACTTGTTAAAGCTATTGTGCCACTTGTATTAGGAAAAGTGAATGTTCTTGTTATATTATCTGATAAACCACTTAAATCTAATGCAGCATTTTTTGTAGCACTTACATAAGTAATCAAATTAATAATGTTTGCATTACTATTTATAGAAGAATAACCAATAGCAACAGGCATAACAGTATTACTCTTTAACAATAATGTACCAGCATTACTTCCATTACCATCTAATTTTAGATTTTGAGTAAAAGTATTTACACCACTAAAAGTTTGAGTGCTTTCTAATAAAGCTATTGTTCCTGTTGCATCTGGAAGTGTATAAGTTCTAGTTGCTGATAATAAACCAAGACCGATTTGACCAGTTTTAGTTACTGCACCTATGTTAGAAGTTATTATTAATGTATTAGCAGTTGTTGGAGAACTATTTAAAGAAATAGCATCATAACCAAATGTGTAACCAGAACTTCCAGTCATTAAAACAAAAGGACTTGATGCTAGACCATTTAATTTAGCCGTAATTGAAGCACCACTTATTTGATTAGCATCAAAATTAAAATTACCTAAGTCAACATTAGCACTAGCACCTGTGTATGGAACATAAGTTGAACTAGCTGCACTTGTAGTTAAATAAGTATTAGAATCAACACTTCCATCTGCTTTTAGAAACTGACTTGAAGTACCACCTGTTTTTATTAAACTACTTGCAGTCAAAGAAGAACTAAAAGTCTTTGCTCCTCCTATTGTTTGAGTAGTAGTTAAATCAACAAAGTTTTGAGTTGATGAACCTGTGCCACCTCTATTTATTGCCACTACATTACCATTCCAAGTTGCACTTGTTATAGAACCTGCATAATCTAAAGTATTAGTTGACCAACTTACATTTGNAGGTGCTTTAAAATGCCTATCCCAAGAACCTGCTGCAATAGAATTATCTAATAAAACTACTTCTGCAAATCCACCTGAAGGAACTGAAACTACTAAAGTATTAGAGTTATTATTTATAGTTATTGCACCACTACTTTGGTTATTGTTAAAAGAAAATATCGCACCATTAGGCAAAGTTGTTGCATCTGGTAATTTAATTGTTTGTCCTCCTGAACCTGTTATAGTATAAGAAGGAGTTGAAGCGATTGTTAAAACTATTTGTGTTCCTGAAGCTGCTACATTAGTAAATCCATCAAATAAGTTATTAGCAAATAAATTATGAGTACCTAAGTTTAAATCATTTGTAGCACCAGTATAAGGCACAAAACCAGTCAAAGATGGGAATGTGGTCAAAGAACCTGCTCCGTTAATATATTGACTTGTTGTACCTGCACCTGTAATTGCTAAAGTTCCCGAAGTTGTAATAGGAGAACCCGAAACATTAAAAGCTGAAGGAGCAGTCAAAGCCACCGAAGTAACTGTACCTGTTGCACCGCTTGACCTTTCCCAAATTGAGCCATCATATAAAACTTGGTCACCTACTAAAAACAAAATTGAACCTGCACCAAAATCGTGTAACCCACCAACCGAAACTACATAAACCCAACCGCTTGTTCCCACTCCGTTAACTAAATAAGGAGTATTTGTTGTTGCGTTCCAAGTTCCTTTATATTCAAATACTGAAGCAGGAAGTTGAGCCAATGGCACTTTACCGCTTGAATCCAATGTAGCAACACCATTAGCACCACCTAAAGGCACACTAGATAAAACACCAGTTGTCCCTGTTATAACACCATCTAATGCTCTTACTTTTGCTCCACTTGTTATTTGTATTTGATTGCTCATATTAATTATTGTAAAAGTCCTCTAATAAATTCATCTGATTCCAAAGCCCTTGCAAATGTAAGCACTCCAGTTGTAGAGTTCCATGCACTTGCTCACCCGAAGGAGTTGTAGTTAAAATATCTCTTACATCTATTCCGCCTCTTGAAACATAAAGACAAGTTTTGCCTATCATATCCGTCCAAGTAATTGTTGTTTCGCCACCTGCTGCCGTATATTGTTTATCTGAAACTACCCCACCCCCAACGATAACTGTTCCACCTGGAGTTACTGAAGTACCTGTCGTTCCATAAGCACCTGTGCCTTGTAAACTAACTGCGTAAGTTGCTACATCTTTCCAAGGACCATTTATTTGTAAACTTGTCAAATTACAAGTGCCTGAAATTATTACTAATCCTAAAGTTCCGTTGTCAACCACAAATTTAACTTGTATTGATGCCCTAGATTGTTGAAGATTTAAAAGATATAAATAACCATAGTTTTCTAAAGTTATTAAACCATCGCAAGAAATAGTCCAAGAAGCAATATCATTTTTAAATTCTTTGTACCAAGCTGATGTTTGGCTTGTAACTTCTTTTTGCCCTACTTGAACACTAAAAGTGCAATTTGTTGAACACGCAAAAGGAATATCCGTATTAGTTATCGGATTGTGATAGTACAACATTATATTTTTACCAGCTACATTATTCATATTACAAATTTATCAATTAAAAGTATTATAAGTAAATAAACGAGTAAAAGTAGCTGAAATATTAGCATTTGATATTTGCAATAATGTAGATTTTATCTCATCATTGCTATAACTTATTGTCGCATTTCCTAACATATAAGAATTTGAACTAATATTTATTTGTGATGGGTCGGTATCGGTAGCATTAAACAATTTAGCAGCATTTATATAACCATTTGCCGTATTCCAACTGCTTAAACTACAATCTATATTTATTATGTTATTACCAAAAATATTAATATACTTTTGAAATAATAATAATAACAAAGAACTATAATAAACCGAAGTTCCATATTCATACCAACCATCCAAATAATTACCTGAACTATTTAAGAAAATTCCCAATTCGGGAGCATACCCAGTTTCAGGACTATCATATCCATAAGGAATATCTATTGTTTTTACATATTGATTATTATTAACAATATATCCTGTATAATCTACATTACTAGCAAATGGAGTTACTGCAATTTTAAAATTACTTATTTGAATAAAATTACCTGTTCCAGCTTCCAACGATAATTTAAAAAATAATTGCCCTGCTATTGGAGTAGGCTTAGTTTTAAAACTATAAGTATTAATATCACTTCCGCTTGTTCCAGTATATGCAGGAACAGTCATAAAAGTAATTGTATTATAAATCCAATTTGTTCCATCCCAATAATAAGAAATAGTGCCGTCAGTAATATACATATAAACCAAAGCTCTAGGAGATGCACTTAAATCTTGCCCTTGAAATATCCAAGAAACATCTAAACTATTATTGCCATTAACAAATGGTCCTTTTGCTGGACTTAAACCTGCTGCAACTTCAATTTGTATAAAACAACTTCCCGAAGTTTTTGTAAGCCTATATTGAGCCGAAGTGTATGATGGGTCATCTACTATTGTCACACTTGCTCCAGAACTTGCATAAGCATCCCAATTATAAACTTGATTGCCTGAATATGGTCTAAAATTGCCATTAGGTGCATAATTATCAGCAACAGGAATACCAATACTTTGTTGAATTTTATTATATCCTTTTCTAAGTAACTTTATTTGAGTGTTGTCAATAAAATATAAATTACTTGTATTGCCAGTATAACCTTGTATTTGTGTTAAAGTATTTATTGTTCCACTTGAAACAACTGCTCCTGTATAATCATATTCAGTATAATATGCGTTTATGTTAGCAAATTCATTAATAGCGACTATCCACCATTTGCCACCTGCTTGAAAAATTCTACAACCAAAAGATTTAACAATATTTGAAATAACTGATAAACAATCAGTATAAATAAAATTATTTAAAAAAGTTCTATTTGCTAAGTATGTTTGAGAAAAAGGTTCGCTATAAGAATGCGTTGCTCTATCATTCATACCACTTGCATAATAAGAACAAACAATCTTTAAATTTGGATTGTCAGGAAAAGCAAGTTGATTCAAACAAAGATTAAGATAATATAAAAGTGAATTTATTTGATTTGAATTTACAGTAGGGTCAATAGGCAATAAAATATCTCTTAAAATACCTAAACCATCTACTGCATTAAAAGAAAGCTGCCTTCTGCCTGTTGAATAACCTAATTGTACGCTATCACTTAAAACCCAACCTTCCCATTCTAAATCAGAATCTATATATAATTTAGCATTGTACTTTCTATCATTTAAAGTAACCAAATTAGGCATATTTGAAATGTTATCAGTAACATCTAAAACAATATTTAATTGACTAGCAAAAATAGGTTCAAATGGGTCATCTGAATTTGGAATGTATTGAAGGTCTATATGAATCCCTTGATATTGTATTACGCTTCCGCTATAACCATCTTCAGCTAAATATAAATATGCTATTTTACCACTTTTAGTTGCAAATGTTGCTTGATATTTATTTTGATATGCCATTATGAGCCTCTTCTAAGATTAAGTGATACGTTAGACCTATTCAAAGCTAATACTAAATCATTTCCTTTTAAAACAAATTGACCATTATTTGTATCAGCAGCAGCACTTGTTACTGCACCTGCATTAAAAGAACTGCCTGTCATTGCTGAATTACCTGCAACACCTTTTGGAGTTCCTATACCTAATAAACCGCCAAAAATATCGCCAAAAGAAGTTGATGCACCCGCACCGCCAAATCCTAATAAATCCATAATACCAGCAAATATTGCAGCTTGTAAAGCAGCCGCAGCTATTTGTTCAGCAAGTTTTGCAAACATATCACCAATTACTGGTCCTATATCTTTACCTTGTTGCATTGCTGCCCAAAGATTCATTATATCACTTGTAAGAGTTTTAGCAACTAAATTAGAAAATGCTTTTGAATCTTCATATTGCTTTTTAATTATTGCATCNTTTTCACTTCTTGCAGCAGTATCTTCTCTAATCCACAAAGGCATTTCTTTAGTAATTTTTTCTTCGGCAGGATTTACACCATTATTTTGTTTAATAAACCAATCAGGAATATTATCTTTAGCCATATCTCTTTTTTGAGGTATAGTATCTGCCCAATCNATTGTAAATGCCTTTCTTGCTGATTCTCTTATTTTATCGTGAATCTTCATTTGTGCATTTGCCCATTTTTCAGTTTCTTTTATATCCCATTCTAATAAAGCAATTTCATCTTCTAAAGCAGTTTTTAATTCCTTATTGCTTTCTTTACCTACTACNGGNAATTTAGTTGCAGCTTCAATAAATTTTTTATTACTTTTTTCAGCTTCAGCAATGTCTTTATCTATTTTAACAGTATCAATTTTAAATTGATTTTCGTAACCTTTTTGAATTGTTTGTTTGCTAAATATTTCTTTTCCTTGTGCATCAAATTTTGCTTGAGCATTTATAAAATCTGAATTAAATTTTGCAGTTATTATTCTTTTTTGTTCATATAATAATGCAAGTTTATTTTCTTCATTTTTTTGATTTTCAATATCTACTTGTTGAGTAGCTGCTCTATTTATAGNATAAGTAAGTAATTGTTTATTAAAAGTATTTTTATCTTTAATATCTAAATCTTGTATTTCTTTATTTTCAGAATACAAATTTTTTAATTCTGCTAACGCAGCTTTTCTTACTTCAGTATCTTTTGTAGGGTCAGAAATAATACCAACCAATGCCCCGCCAGTTGCTAATTTTGCTTGAGAACCNCCTGCAATTTTATAAGCATTTTTGTCTAATTCTTGTAATGACTTTATAAATTTGTCATTTTCTTCTTCTGCTTTTTTTACTGCTTTTGTATAAGATTCAAAAAATCCTATAACGGCAGAAACAGCCAAAACAATACCAGCAGGACCAGTAAATGCACCAGCTAATCCACTAATAGCATTTTTAAAACCACCTTCTTGAACGGCTAAACGAGTTAATGTATTACCAAACATTGTTAACCCATTTTCAGCACTTGTTAAACTACCCGAAGCAAATTCACGAGTAATTCTATCCATTTGCCCAATGGCTCTAAAATTCTGATATGATTGTTGTGTAACTGTATCTACCTGTATTCCAAACTCATTTAAACCTTGTTTGGCGGTATCTATTTTATTATTCCAATCGGTAATTGCTTTAGTATCAAAATTACCTTTTAACTTTTTTTCAAAATAATCTAAATCGTTTAGAAGTTTAACTATATCTGCTCTAGCTTCAGCACTATCGAACTTGAACTTGACGCCTAAATAAGAGGTAAAATCAGTAGCCATATTTTATTAATTTATTCCGTATAGTTCCAAAGTTCGTGAAAGTTGGTCACTTGATAAATATGTTTCTTCTTCAGGCTCATCAATGTCATCAATTTGAGGTATATGCCAAAATGAAGTTATTGATTTGGGATGCTTGTCTGAACTATTACTTAGGTATATAATATAGGCGAGGTTTCGTGTCCTCGCCCATTCATTTACTTCCTTTCTTTCCGTTCCCAAAACTATAATACAATAATCTTTCCAAGTCATCTCCCAAAATTCACTAGGTCGTATTCCACACTCAGCAGCTTTTACTAGAATATCATCCCAAGTTAACTTTTTGAGGCTTTTTTTTTCTCGGTTTCTTTTGCACCGCTAACATCAACGTTAGTGGCTGAAAGTATATACTTAAAGTATTGTACTAATTCGCCATCTGCCTTGAAAATTGAGCCTATTTCATCTATCCATTCGCANACATCATCTTCAGTATGTATAATTTCTTGTTTATTACTGATACAAGCTGACTTATAACCAATATAAAAAAGTTTAATAATTACACTTATGTCTTTTTGTGAGGTACTTAGAACTTCAAAATACTTTTCTAAAGTAATCGTATTCTTTGCAAAACTCACGCATAGCCCAAGTTCCCCACTTCAAATGGATTGTGTTGTTGTTCAGTCTTAATTCAAACATATTTTTTAGGTTTTTATGATGTTACTCTAGCTTGACTTAATGGAGGATTTACTACTTCAAAAGTTGCAGTAAATTTCACATCTTCTTTATCAGGAGCAGTTAAGTCCCAATTAGAAATAAACACTAAGTCAGTAGCAGTACCACCATAAGTTACATTACCAGCGCTTGGACTTGATGGTCCCATTTTGATAGCAAACTTAGTCTTAGCAGTATGCAAAGAATAAAGCAAGTCATAAGAATCCTTACTTTCTGTTCCTGTTTGGTCAATTGCAAAACCTTCTGCTTTGATTGATTGTTTAAAATTTGGTCCTGGTTCGTAGTCATCCCCACATTTAGAAGATGCGTCGATTACGTTATTACTTGAGGTAATAGCGTTTGAAGTTAAACAAGCTACTACTGTGTAGGTGCCACTATTTGTTGCATCTGCGAATAATAGGTAACTTCTAGCTGATACTTTAGATTCTGCCATTTTATT